ATGAACATTGGGGAAACCCAGTGTTTTTTTATTTATCAAAAATTGAAGAGGGGAGGTATAAAAAAGATGGGAGAGACGTTCCGCATTGAAATTCCAATCCAAGTAGAAGATAAAACTGACCCTGGTGTCTCCCAGGCTAGTAAAAAAATGAATGCCTTTGATAAGGTTAATCAGAAGACGCAGGAACGGCTAAAAAAAATGAACAGCGCTCGGTATCAGGTAGTAATTGACGCGCTGGATAGGGCATCTAGCGTAGTAGGAAAAGTATCATCTAAAGCGCGTAGTATTACCGGCAAAACTTTCAGTTTTACTATGAAAGTAATTGATATGGCAACGGCGCCATTAAGAACGCTCTGGAATTTTGCGACATCAATTCAGGGGGCTATTCTTGGAGTCAGCGGCGCCTTCGCCGGGATTTACCAGCCAATGAATCTTGCTGGTGACTATGAGCAGACTCAGATAGCTTTTGAAACCATGTTAGGGAGTGCGGAAAAAGCCAATCAGTTTTTAAAGGAGGCTTCTACTTTTGCTAATAAAACACCGTTTGAGTTTCCGGAGCTGATAAATAGCAGTAAACTGCTTCTTGCCTTTGGTTTTGATGTGAAAGAAGTTTTAAACACGTTGAATACTATTGGCGATACTTCCGCTGGTTTAGGCTCCGGAGCTGATGGGATAGATAGGATCACCCGAGCGCTTAGACAGATGAAGGCCAAGGGAAGAGCTCAGGCGGAAGAGATGTTGCAATTACAAGAGCTTGGTGTGCCGGCAGCCCAAATTTTGCAAGAAGAACTCGGTCTCACAGCTGAACAGGTAGCAAATATCGGGAATACAAGTATTGAAGTATCGAAAGTAATTAATGCGTTACTCACAGGCATGAATAAACGTTTTGGCGGCATGATGCAGAATCAATCCAAAACGGCTTTAGGTATGATATCTACAATAAAAGATACTATCCAGAATAATCTGCTGCGGAATTGGGGCACAGGTCTTTGGAGCGGCATAAAACCAGACCTTGCCAAAATTACAAACTGGCTTGATGAAAACCAAGATATAGTAACAGCTTGGGGCGAAGCATGGCAAAAAGCTGGCGTTAATATTAGCAAAAGGGTAATGTCAAAGGTGGAGAGCCTGCAAGATACTATAAGAAAAATGACTAATTCACGTGAATGGAAAGACGCGCAGAGCTTTGGTGATAAAATGAAGATTGCCTGGAGCGCTGTCATTGCTGAGCCATTTGACAAGTGGTGGGGCTCCAAAGGCGAAACTTGGTTTGCTGGCAAGGCTAGTAAAATAGGTACAGGATTAGGATCCGGTATTACAATAGGGCTCCTAGCCTTTTTAGGTCTGGACATTAGCTCTGCTACACAAGATGGTAAAAGTATTGGTGGAGCTTTTTTTCAGGGCTTTCAGGAAGGGTTTGATACTAACAAAATCACAGAAGCACTGAGAATGTGGGCAGACGAAAACAAAGAGATTGTTTTTCTGCTGGGTCTTCTCATCGGTGGAAGATTTCTTTCTGGTATTATAAAAGGCATTGGAGGTCTTAAAACGATACAAGAACTTTTAGGAAAAGGCAGTAAAAATATAACGTCAGGAACAGCTGCTATGCCGTCTACTTATACCACCGATACAATGTCTGTTACGGCTCAAATCGTAAATGTCTATGGTTCTAACGTTAATGGCAAAGGTAATGGCATAAAGAACCTTGTAAAAACTGCGGCAGGTGGCGCTGGCGGAGCTGCTGCTTTGATAGGAGGAGGTAAAGCTGTTAAAGCATTATCCGGTGCAGGAAAAACATTATTATCTGGTGGTAGTAGACAATTAGTACTTCCTGCGGCCGAAAACTATAATTCTTCATGGTTAGCGACAGCTCCGGGGGGCTTTGTCGGAAGAAGTCTTGCAAAAACTGGAGCTATGTTAGGGAGCGGAGCTGCTACTGCCGGAGGCGCTGCTATTGCTGGAGCTTCTAGTATTGCCGGAATTATAACTGCTCTTGCTGCAACTGTTTCCGGAATAAAAGATATTTATCAAGGTACAAAAATCTCAGGAAAAGAAGCTAAAGATAAATATTGGCAGGGCGGCACAAAACTTGGTATGGTTGGAACTGGGGCTGCTACAGGAGCTTTAATAGGGTCTATCGTCCCGGTTGTTGGAACAGCAGTGGGTACAGCAGTAGGCGCCGGTGTTGGCGGAATAGCTGCTTTGGTATCTGGGAATAAAGTTGGTAAAAAAATATCTGATCTGACAGACAAAACTAAGGAAGTAAAAAGTGTGTCAGAACAGGCTAAGGCATATGATGCTCTGAATAAGTCTATCAAGCCGGTTCTTGACCAAATAAATCTGCTAAAAAATAAGATGAATGCACTCCCTACTAAACATAGCATTAATATCGATGTTTATACTAACTATCATAAACCCAGTAGCAATACTACGAGTTTAAGTTCTGTATTTAACTTTAATGTTCCAGAAAATGTTCCGGAACATGCATATGGCGGCATCATGACCAAGCCGCATATGGGCATTGTGGCCGAGGCCGGACCTGAAGGCATCATCCCGCTAAGTCCCAGCAAAAGAAGTCGGGGCATCGACCTGTGGCAAAGAGCGGGGGAACTTCTTGGTGTACAGAAATACAAAGAGGGTGGCATTATTGGTGACGAACCAAAGG